TGAACCTGCTGTTTGCCAAGAGTTATCACCACGTAAAAAAGTTGTATTACTTGCTGTACCTGTTGCACTTAATTCTGCTACTCCTACAGCATCGTCAGCCATCTCAGAATTACCGACTGCATTTGCCCCTATGTCAGCTATTGTTATAACGCCATCTAAAATTTTAGCCGAAGTTATACTGTTGTCTGGGATGTCATCAGCTGTTACTGGAACATTTGCTGGTTGTTTTCCTAAATAAGGCATTGTGTAGCTCCTTTATTTTTTCTTATGTTTTTGACAAAAATTTCGTGCTGCTTCTACAGAACCAAACCCCCAAACTTTTAAAGCTAATGCTTTTCTAGTTGGCTTACCTTTACTGTCTTTCATCGGGCCTGCCATACCTGCAAATCTACAAGCAAATGATACTCTTCGCGGATTAGTGCCAGATTTAACTGGTGCTTTTAGGTTAGACCCTTGTGCTTTTGCACTAGCTCTACCTTTAGCATTTAATCCTCCTTTAGGATTTTTTCCTTCTTTTCTCGTCCATGCGGGCGACTTTGCCATTAGGTTATTTCCATAACACTAAGTAAGGCGTCTACTGCGTCTGTCACAGAACCTTTAACCTTAACTATATCTCCTGCTTCCAGGACTATTTTATTTCCTGACATAATTTCTATAGAAGACCCTGTTGGTAAAGGGATGTCTTTTACCAAGTAAACGTCATCTGCGTTCTCTCCTGAAGAAGACGCTGTTACTATCTGTGCGTCAGATGTTACCGACGATCCTTTTATATTAGATATAGTAAGCCCAATTATTACGGTTGTTGTATTAGCTGGAACTGTATATATCGTTACTAGCGAAGCGTCTATCCCGGCTTTTGTTTTTAGTTTAAATGTATTTGCCATATATTATTCTCCTAGCCCAGCGCAATTGACATAGCGATTGCTTCGTCTAACGCAGCAGCAGTACTAGAAACCCCTAAGTTAGTTCTTGCCGTAGCAACGTTAGAAAGATCACTGAGATTGTTCGACTTCTCCGACTTATCTGTGTTTAAGTTAGAGAAGTTCGAATCCACCTCAGTATTAGTAAGAGGTGACCCTTTAGTAGCTCGATTTACTATCGTAGACATAAATTACACCCATCCGTTATTAAGAAGCTGCTAACGTAATTGTCCAAGTTACAGTCATAGTATCGTCTGCTGCTTTATTAACAACATCAAACTTAACACGACATAACATGGTACCACTTGTTGCAGCGTTAAAAATACCAGCTTCAGTTACCGCTCCAGTAGCATCTCCAGCTTCAAAACTAGAAACATAAGCAACAGCGTTAGCAGTTACCGTCGTAGAATCTAAAGCTTCTCTAGACCCTAGTAAGGTAATAAGATCAGTCTGTGCGGCTAAAGCATTTGTAGTACCTGAACCTAAAGCCATATGCGTCATTGCTGTCGCTGTAGCATCTTTCATTCTAGATGCAATATAGTTTAGTCCTGTAGTCACTACAAGGTTTTTCTCTGTGCGCTCCTCTTTCACGTTACCGTCTTTATCTTTAAGAACGATAGCTAGTTGCCCGGAGAGCTTCAAGGTTTCATTGAACATAATTAACTCCTATTAAAAATTTCTGGAAGCTCCGACAAAATCTTCCGCAAAAAAGGTGAAGTCGCAATAACCTTGACTCCGTAACGACCCCGCGTCGGTGAACGAGGGCGCTTCTAAAAATACTTTATTCGGCACTATATCAGCTGAATCTGTAACACCTGGTGCTTCAGTAAAAGGACTTAGCGTTACACTTAACGCAGCGACGTCCGTAAAATTAGGTTGCTCCGATAGTAGTTTACCAAAATTAACGTAATTAGTATCACTAAATGTTGGATTCTCCGATACAGGTTTACTTAAGCTCCACGACTCATCATCTGTTATCGCCGGAGACTCACTAAAACTCCTAGTAAATGCAACTACCCGCTCGAAGGCGTCAGTGGCAGTAGCTATGTTTGAAGCTAAATTTTTAACAAACTGCATCTCTTGGTCATCAAGAATGGATGCTGCTGCGTCTAAATCGTCTGTAACAGTTACAGTATCAGTTAGGAACTTAGGAAAATCTCGGCGTACAGTGTCTACAAAAGCAACTGCGTTCTGAGAGTTTTTAAAGAAAGTTATAATATCTGTATCTGTTAAAGAAGGGGCTTCAATAAGCGCTTTGCTAAAAGCTACAAAATTTGAATCAGTAACAGCTGATGCGTGCGCAAGGGACTTAATAAATGCGTAAGTGTGGGCGTCGGTAGCGTTAGGATTTTCTGTTAGGGTCTTGCCTACAGCAGAAAAATGAGTATCTGTAGCAGTTGCTGCATCTGCTAAATTCTTATAAAAATCAAATACTTGTGTGTCTGAAACTGAAGGATTTTCAGCTAGTACTTTGTGAAAAGCCATAACTGCGTTATCAGCTAAAACAGGGTTCTCAGTAAGTGTCTTAAAGAAGTGAAGTAGAGCTCCGTCTACAGCACCTACACCATCTTTAACGTATACACTTCCTTCAATATCGATCTCAGTAAGGAAATGTCCTACTTGAATAGCTATTAAAATAGGTAGTTGCTTAGCGGTAACATTAATTCCTAACTGCTTAGCAGCGGCTTCAATCGCGGCGACGGCTACGACTGATGCTAACTTCATGCGAAATCTTCCCTAATCTTAAATTTTATAATATCGTATATTGTTTCAATTTGTCCGGAAGCCTTAGTTATCTCAATCTCCCCGTGGTAAGTTCCTGCGGCGTAGTCTAACTCTCCAGTTGCCCAGTTAACAAGCGCAATGCCTAGTGCAGGTTGACCCTGACCCTGGTTAACAAATAAAGTCTTACTGTATAGAACAGTAGTTGCCCCAGCAGCTTTAAAGTGCAATTTTACAGTAGCTCCTGTTAAATCTGTAGCGGTGCCTGTGTCTTCATCGGTCAAGGTTAATTTAAGCTGTGGGCCTGTATCACCTTGAACATATTTAAAAGTTTGAGCCATTTGTCCTCCTAATCGGCAAAGCCTATTGAAGATACACGAAGATTAACTCTCCTTGTATCTCGTCCTTTAGCTTTATTAATGCAGCGTTCATACATTACGCGGTGTTGCATTGCTAAATCTGGGTTACTCCATTCCTTTCCTGGAATTTCTGCAAGTTTAGCAATTGTACCTGATGCAATAGCACGACTGTGCGCGTCAAAAATAAAAGCCTCTACTCCCGTAGCGGATAATTTTGGTTTAAGTACTACTACGCCATTGAAAGTAAGCTTAGCATCTGGAGTTGGATAAAACCGAATACTAGCATCGTCAACAAAAGAGAAAGCTGTAGGAGTTCCTTTAATAGCAGTACCATCTGCGTTTATAGGTGCATTAAAATGTCTTTCTGACACATGTGTTATAGGGTGTCCTTCTACGTTTAGATACAATACGTTTTCTAAAAGGCTTCCCGTAGGAACATCGATTTCGTATTCAGCAGTATTAGCACTAGTAAAATCAGAGTCAATAGTGTATCTCCATATCTCACTATCGGCGCAAAAATCAGCAGCAGTTTCTTGTAAATGCGATTCAATAACAATTTCAGGGCAGCCAGGTAAATAAGGTTGCACGTAAGGGTAAAAACTTGTCCAAATAGTAGTAGCCATTTACACTGTCTCCGTAGGTGCAGATGCAACGTCGCTCTGCGTTTTAGTACCTATGCTAGACATAAAAGTTTGGTAATGAGCGCCGGCTCTAGCAGCGTTTGCTGCGAACTCAGCGTCTTTAGAAAACGCTCTATAAAGTATCCAATCTAGAATAGCACTTACATAAGTATCGTCTATAAGTATAACATCAGTACTACTACTTGCTGGATCTAAGTTAGAAGCTGATAATGCATGTGACGTAGGTAAGTCAGCGTACACTACTTCAAGTTGAGCGGCAGTAGTAGCTGGAGGGTAAACAAAAAATGATTTAGGTTGTCTGACATCGAACGTGTAGTTTTGGATATTTACCGTAGCGGTATCGGTATGCCAAGCTGGACGTTGATCGTCTAAGACACTCCTATTAATAAGGCGAACTACTTTCTTGTCAGAAGTAGATGCAAGGTTTCGTACTATATCTATTATTCGCAAAGCACTGGAGAACCCAGTAGTTATAGATTGCCTAGTTCCGGCTACACAAGTAAAAGTACCGGTCTTGGCGTTAGAGTCAGGGCGCAATTGCACAATCTGCAGGTACGACTCATTAAGCCAGTTCTGTAATTCTATACGCGGCCATCTAACATTCGAATCTTGG